AGATCTGGATCCAGAACCTGAGTATGAATTTGATGTAACAAAACCAGATGGTATTGGTACAGCGACAGTGCATTGTAAGAACGTAGAACATTTGAATGATCAGCGTAAGAGACGTAATTCAATATCAAAAGCTGCAGGATTCTTACCACCACTGATTAAGAACGATGAAGAGCAAGCTGTAATGGATGCGTTGTATCAGACACAAAAAGTTGTACAGCCACCAGTTGGTACGTCACCAAAAGAAAAATTACATGATGTAATACATGCAAAGATAAACGGACCAAAAGCTACAAGTGATGCTGCATTTAAAACTGGGTCTGTATTGATAGAGGACGACTACGCATTCTTTAAGTTTGATAAATTTTATGACAAGTTAAAAGCAAAGAATTGGAAGTATAGTGAAGATAAAACAGGACGTATGATGCAGGTATTGTATCAAGAATGTGAGATAGAATTTTTGGAACAAAAAAGATTTCCGTCAAAAGAAGCAGGTAAATACCATTCATCAACGAAGAATATTATACAGATAAATATAAAATCTTTTGAAGAGGTACCTATACACCACACTAAGACAAAACATAAGACGGACATAATATGATTAGTAGAAAATTATTCGGGCCTCCGGGCACAGGGAAAACAACTAAACTATTAAAATATGTTAAAACATTTTTAAAACTAGGTACACCTATAGATAAGATAGGATATTTTGCATTTACAACCAAAGCTGCAAACGAAGCTATAGATAGAATGCTAGACTACCATACAGCTTTTGAAAGAAAAGATCTTAAACATTTTAGGACACTACATTCTTTTGCTTTTAATCAACTCGGTATGAAAAAAGCACAGGTTATGCAGGACGAACACTACGAAGACATAGGTAAAAAACTAGGTATAGAAGTTACAGTTTATTCTAATGGTGAAGAGTCCACTGGATTTATAAATTCTGACAGTGAGTATTTTAATTTAATCAATGCAGCTAGAATAAAAAATATATCTATTGAAGAAGAGTATAATACTGACATGTACTCACAGGATATGGATAAAAGATTACTACAAATTATTTCTGACGAGGTGCAAAATTACAAAGAATCTTTTCAATTGGTAGATTTTACGGACATGATAGAAAAATTTATTGTGTCCAAATTGTGTCCAAATTTTGACATAACATTTATTGATGAGGCTCAGGATTTATCACCAATACAGTGGAAAATGGTAGATATTATAACGAAAAATTCAAAATATATTATATTAGCAGGCGATGATGATCAAGCAATTTATGGCTGGGCAGGTGCAGATGTAAAAAAATTTCAACAAAAGTTTTCAAAGAAAGACATAATTTTGCCACAATCTTACAGAGTTCCATTAAAGGTACAGGACATAGCAGATAAGATATTAAATTTAATACCAGATGACAGAAGAATTAAAAAACAATGGCAAGCAAGAAAAGAAGTTGGTGATGTAAGTTATGTCTGTAACCTTGAAGACGTGCCACTGGACGAAGGTAATTGGTTGGTGCTGGCCAGATACAATGACAAACTAAATAGACTTAAACCTTTTTTAAAAGAACGTGGTATTTATTTTGAATACAAAGATAGAAAGAGCTACAAGGTAACCTTGTTTAGAACGATTCTAAACTACATAAGATGGCAGAAAGGAGATGAGTTATCTTTAGCAGAAGTAAAAGATGTATTTGAGTACACCAGCACCAATGAAGAATTAACAGAGGAGAGAATGTATAATCTGGAGGAGTTTGGTTATGACAAAAGCATACCCTGGTATGATGAGTTTACATCTGACTACGAAGAATGTTTATACATAAGAGAAATGTTAAGTAATGGAGAAGAGTTAAGAAAGACACCAAGAGTAAAACTATCTACAATACACTCTGCAAAAGGTGGTGAAGCAGATAATGTATTATTAATATTAGACAATACAAAAACAATACGAGAGGCATTAGAAAAAAGCACTGACAAACAAGATGAAGAACACAGAGTCTGGTATGTAGGTGTGACTCGTACAAAACAAAATCTGTACATCATGGCAGCAAAAAAGGAGGACCAAGGTTATGACATCGAAAGTTTGGGATAAACAACACGGAGGATCACATTATCAAAAATATAAAATACAGCCAAGTAAGTTTGTAGTTGAGAATGAATTGCTATATCCTGAAGGTTGTGCTATAAAATATATTATTCGTCATCGCGACAAGAACGGGAAGGAAGATATATTGAAAGCCATACATTTTTTAGAAATGATTATCGAGAGGGATTACGGTGAAAATTCCTAAGTTTGAAGCACAGACAGAGTGGGTCAAGCCTAGTGAGTTTCCTGACTTACGTCATGTAGACGAGATAGCTATTGACTTAGAAACAAAAGATCCTGATCTAATTAAAAAAGGATCTGGTTCTGTTATAGGTAATGGTGAAGTCATTGGTATAGCTGTTGCAACAAAACATTTTAAAGGATACTTTCCTATTGCACACGAAGGTGGTGGTAACATGGATAAGAAACGAGTCTTATCCTGGTTAAAAGATATTTTAGAATCATCAGCGACAAAAGTTTTTCACAATGCAATCTATGATGTCTGTTGGTTGCGGGCAATGGGATTTAAAATAAACGGTGACATAGCCTGCACAATGATAGCCGCAGCGTTGACCGATGAGAATAGATTTAGATACGATCTTAATAGTTTATCATGGCACTATCTTGGCTATGGTAAGAACGAAGCTGCACTTGCAGAAGCTGCAGAAGAATGGGGTATAGATCCAAAATCAGAAATGTACAAACTACCTGCAATGCACGTTGGTGCATACGCAGAACGTGATGCTGAAGTAACACTAGGACTTTGGCAAGAAATGAAAAAAGAAATTATTAATCAGGATCTAGAAGATATATTTGATTTAGAATCTGATCTGTTTCATTGCCTGGTTGACATGAGATTCAAAGGTGTACGTGTAGATATAGAACGAGCTCATGCAATGAAAAAAGAATTGATAGCACAAGAAAAAGAATTACTACACAAAATAAAAGGTGAGACTAATATAGATACACAAATCTGGGCAGCTAGATCTATTGCAAATGTATTTGACATATTAAGATTAGAATACCCACGTACAGAAAAAACTGCATCACCATCTTTTACAAAAAACTTTTTACAAGAACACAAACATCCTGTTGTTAAGATGATAGCACAGGCAAGAGAGATTAACAAAGCACACACAACATTCTTAGATTCTATCTTACGTTACGAACACAAGGGTAGAATACATGCAGAGATAAACCAATTACGTAATGCTGGGGGTGGCACGGTAACTGGTAGGTTCTCCTACCAGAACCCGAATCTACAGCAGATACCAGCTAGAAACAAAGATCTTGGACCTAAGATAAGATCATTATTTATACCCGAGGAAGGCCATAGATGGGGTGTATTTGACTATTCTCAACAAGAGCCTAGGCTGGTGGTGCATTATGCTTCTTTGTATAAATTACCATCTGTCTATGATGTAGTCGATGCATATAGCAATGACTCTAGTTCAGACTTTCACCAGACTGTTGCAGACATGGCGGACATACCTAGAACACAAGCGAAGACAATTAACCTTGGATTATTTTATGGCATGGGTAAAGCTAAACTACAGGCAGAACTAGGTGTAACAAAAGACAAAGCTGCTGAATTATTTAATACATACCACTCACGTGTACCATTCGTAAAATAACTGATGGAGAAAGCATCTAACAGAGCACAGGATCGTGGACAGATACGGACACTGCTGGGTAGACTATGTAGGTTTCATCTATGGGAACCAAACCAGTTTGGTATGCACAAAGCATTGCCTCACGAAGAAGCACTCAGGGAACATGGACCGGGGATCAGGAGAGCTTACACATACAAAGCATTAAACAAATTAATACAAGGATCAGCTGCAGACATGACTAAAAAAGCCATGTTAGAGCTATACAAAGAAGGTATCATACCGCATATACAGATACATGATGAATTAGATATATCTGTTGAAGACGAGTCACATGCAAAAAAAATAATTGAAGTGATGGAGAATGCTGTTACACTAGAGGTCCCAAATAAAGTTGACTACGAACACGGGGACAACTGGGGTGAAATACATGGATAACTATGGCTTATTTAAATGCAAACATACCAGTAGAATACGCACAGATTCGTAGAGAATATTTATATGATCTTAAAAAACATCATGGAGAAGTTGAAGACTGTATCATCTTTGGTATTAGTTCTCTTACAGGTCGCAGCACGTTGTTTCATGCCATTATGGAAAATGGTGCAATCTTTTATAGACTACCTATCTCAGCTTTTATTCAACGTGGATTTAAAGTTGAGGACGTACCTAAACGTAGACTTGATGAGCTTCAGCTCTGGAATTCTTTTAGTTATTATCCTGCTGTTACTAATTGGGATATCTTAACTGGTGTATCTGGTAAATACATAGGCAAAGATAAAAAATGGCACCCAGGTAAATACTTATTTACCATTGACTTTGCTCATCCTGAGTCTAATATACTTGACACTGATCATTCAGAAGTACCGCACGAACACAAGTGCGCACACATAATTGCATTAGACGATGGTAATTATGCGGCACAGCCAAACAATAGATGTATATGGGACTTACCTTCTTTTACGGTAAAAGATAATATTCCGGATTGGAAGGTCCAAACATCTGAGTGGAATGTAGAAGATACAGGTCAATGGAAAACAGAAGACACTGATAACTTCTTCTACGAAATTGAGGAGAAAAAAAATGATTAAAAAAATTGTAAATAAAATTAAAAATTTGTGGAATAAAGTTGTTACATGGCTTTTTAGTTGGCAAAAATAATGTCTAAAAAACCACTTACTATATCAGAATCTGCAGCCGTCCAAATGCCAATGAAGACGGTTGCCAGTTTGATAATTATCGTAGCACTTGGCACGATGGGCTATTTTCAAATTGTTGAGAGACTAAACATAGCTGACACTCG